CCATCCCTGAAGGACATGTAATGCTTGTGTTCTCTCGGAGTGGTCATGGGTTTAAGCACAATGTACGTCTTGCCAATTGTGTTGGTGTTATTGATAGTGACTATCGTGGGGAGCTGCTTGTTAAGCTCACGAATGATAGCGTTATTAAAAGTGTGCAACTACTTTCTAAGAATGCTATTGCACAAGGGCTAGTGTTGCCTATCGAGAAGGTGGTGTTTGAGGAAGTGTATGAGCTTGATGAAACGATTCGTGGAACTAATGGCTTCGGCTCAACTAACAAATAATGGTGGTGAGTGATGGAAGAGTTTGATGCTAGACTAGAGCAATGGTGGTATGACGGAGTGCATGATGTTATCTGGGGACAGATTGTAGGAGATAAGAAAGGTCGTTGGCGTGACTATACATTCATTCATACCAGCTCTATTAAACCTACAGGACCTCTAGTAGAAGGAGCTATTGTATCTACAAGGAATAGTAAATATCTGCTAGGTGTTAAACAAGAACGGTAGGATTAGTTATGTGTTGTGATGGATGGAACTATACGCCTCAAGAAGGTGATGAAGTGAGCGAGTGCGAAGAGTGTGGAACCACTTTGATCGACGGAGAGCCAGCGGACGGTTGTAACTATAGCCCTACAGCCTGCAGCACCTGTGGCTGGAGACCTTGCGACCAGAGTTGTTGAGGAGGATTAATGGGACAGTGCTTAGTTAAGTTGCCGCATAGTTGCGGAAGTCGAGATGCNTTGCAGGTCTTCGAGAATGATGATGGCAGCTTAAGTGGATTTTGCTTTAGCTGTAAGTCTTACGTAGCCTCGCCAATGGGGGAAGGGGCTGTAGCTGAGGACATCCCAAAGGCTAAGCGTCTACGTAAGTCTCCAGAAGAAATAGCAGAAGAGATAGAAGAGATCAGTGGATATGGTGTCATTGATCTATCAGACCGTAGACTGAGAGCTGAGGCTCTTGATCTATATGGCATTAAGATTGGAGTGAGTGAACAAGATGGCAAGACACCTACGTTCCAATACTTTCCCTATCGTAAAGGTAAGGAACTCACTGCTTACAAAGTTAAGCTCCTTGATGGTAAGAAGTTTTGGTCTGTTGGGGACCAACGTGATGTTGACCTCTTCGGTTGGAAAGAAGCCAAAGAAAGTGGCGCTAGGCGTCTCATCATCACAGAGGGTGAGAATGATGCTGTAGCTCTTGCCCGTATCTTTGAGATGTACGAGAAGGAACAGTATAAGGATACTATCCCTGCTGTCTGTTCTCTTCCTCATGGTGCAGCCAGTGCTGGTAAAGACATGGCTCGTCTATACCCTGAGATTAAGAAATATTTCAAAGAGATTGCCATATGCTTTGATGATGATGAGGCAGGTCATAAAGCTGTAGCTGATGTATCCACTATCATTCCTGATGTTAAGGTAATATGGTTGCCGTGTAAGGATGCTAACGAATGCTTGATTAAAGGCAGAGGTAAGCAAGCTTATAAGGCAGCTAAGTGGAATGCTGAGAAGGCTAAGAACACACGTATCGTATGGCTAGATGACATTTGGGATGAGGCTAAGAAACCTGCTGAGTTCGGTGTTAGTTGGCCTTGGGAGGGTGTTACAGAGGCTACACGAGGTATTCGTACTGGCGAGACCATCTACATTGGTGCTGCTCAGAAGATGGGTAAGTCTGAGCTGCTTAATCAGATTGCTGCACACCTAGTAGCTAAGCATGGTTGGAAGATTATGCTTGCTAAGCCTGAGGAAGCTAACGTCAAGACTGCTAAGCTAATGGCTGGTAAGATTGCTCATGCTAAGTTCCATGATCCGAAGACTCCCTTCGACATGGGTAAGTATGAAGCTGCTGGTAAGACATTGCTTGGGAAGAAAGTGTGTATGCTCAATCTCTATCAACATCTAGGTTGGGAGAGTTTGAAGTCTGACATCTACACAGCAGCCGCTGAAGGTGTTAAGGCTGTCTTCATTGATCCAATCACTAACCTGACTAACGGTATGAACAGTGCTGATGCTAACACGAAGCTGCAAGAAATTGCTCAGGAGCTTGCCGCTATGGCTAAAGATTTGGATATTGTTATCTTTATCTTTTGTCACCTTCGTAACCCTGAGTCAGGAACACCTCATGATAGGGGCGGCAGCGTACTTACTAGTCAGTTTGCTGGTTCTCGTGCAATGGGGCGCTCTTGCAATTATATGTTCGGGATCGAAGGGAACAAAGACCCAGAACTAGATGAAGAAGAACGTAACATCCGTACACTAGTGTTGCTTGATGACCGTGAGTATGGAGAGGTTGGTAAGTTCCCGTTGTATTGGGATAGTAAATCTACTATGTTTAACGAGATGAGGCGCTAATGAAAACGCCTTGCCCTGTTAACCATGAGCATCACACAAGCCCCTTCAGTAGCTACCAGGATTTATACTGCCATGAGTGTGGTAAGTTCTATCCTTGGCTACTGAAGGAGGATCAACCACCATTGCTAGCAAGTCATAGAGATAAGAGGAAAGATAAATGAATGAGCGTAATGCTGTTATCGAGAAGTTTTATATGGAGAACAGGAACACGCTCATCAAACGTGTGTCCTTTCGAGCTGGAGGTGAATACAATGCAGAAGATGTGGTGTCAGAGGCTTTTGCTCGTGCTCTTAAGTATTGGAAGAGTTTTGACCCTAAGCTGCATGAGTTGGGGGCTTGGTTTTCTTCTATTCTCAATAATGCATTGAAGGATTTTAAGAGAGAAGAGCTTCAGTATGGCATGTGTGTAGACATTGATGAGGAAGAGTGTGGTGGGTTCCATCCTAGTACACTTGACAGGGATGTCATGTCAGTGATCTATGAGATGATTGAGGAGAAGGAAGGTCATACCAAAGACATTCTTATTCTACATTTCAAATACCAATACAAAGTGTCAGAGATTATTGATGTAGTGGGTATTCCTAGAGAGACTGTTAAGAAAACTCTAGTAAGATTTAAGTCAGATGTTCGGAATAAGTTTAAGGTGGAGTGATGATTGGGGAGGTATGGGCTAAAACCTTTGATGATAGTTATGAGGTTAGCTCTTTAGGAAGGGTTAGATCAGTTGACAGAATTGTCGTATACTCTGATGGAAGAAGTTATTTCTACAGGGGTGTAATAAGAAAGTTGTCATTAAGTCCTAATGGCTATGTACAAGTAAATTTTAGCAGGAGAAGTAGGGAGTTAGTGCATAGGTTGGTAGGTGTAGCTTTTATACCCAACCCACTTAATCTACCTGAGATTAACCACAAGGACGGAGACAAACTAAACAATAAAGTCAATAACCTAGAGTGGGCTACCTCTTCTTTCAATAAGAGACATGCTTTAGAAACAGGCCTTAGAAAGGCTGGACCTAGAATGTCAACAGAGGATATCGCTAAGGTACGATATTATTCAAAAGAAGGTAAGTCGGGAGTTGAAATTGCTAAGATGTTTAATATTAGCACTGCAACTGTTTCAAAAATCATAAACCATAAAGGGGCATTCCAATAGATATCTATATCTTCGATATCGAATGTGACGGACTTAAACCTACTAAGATCCACTGCTTAGGTGTTAGAAGATTAGGAGGTAAAGTCCAAACAACTTCTTGCTATGAGCAGATGAGGAAGTTCTTTACCAGAACTGATATCATATTGATTGCTCACAATGGAGCCAGATTCGATATACCTGTGGTTGAAAGACTACTAAATATTAAAGTAAAAGCTAAAGTAGTGTGCAGTTTATCATTGTCATGGTACTTATTCCCCGATAGGTTAAAACATGGGCTAGGCGATTGGGGAGAAGATTTTGGCGTGGAGAAACCACCAATAGATGATTGGGAAGATTTACCACTAGAAGAGTATCTTAATCGTGTTAGTGAAGATGTCAAGATCAACACAATGCTATGGAACAAACAATGGAAGTTTCTCCTGAAGCTGTACGGCAGTGAAGAAGAAGCTTGGAGATTGATTGACTACCTAACCTTCAAGATGCAGTGTGCTGCTGACCAAGAGAAATACAAATGGAAGCTAGACGTAGAGAGGTGTACATCTACCAGAGATAAGCTTGTAGCAGAAAGTGAGGAAAAGCTTAAGGAACTAGCTGAAGCAATGCCAAAGATAGCAGTGATGGCTAAGAAAGCTAAACCTGCTAAGCTCTATCTTAAGGGGAAGATAGACACTTTGAGCGTGGCTGGTGAGTCTTGGTTTGCTTTGTTAAAGAAGGAGGGGTTGCCTCCCGATACTGAAGGAGTCGTTGAATACGTTAAGGATTGGAAGGAACCAAATCCAAATTCAACAGATCAAGTGAAGGCATGGTTATACAGCTTAGGTTGGATTCCCACTACCTTCCAACATAAACGGGATAAGGTCACAGGGGATGTTAGGAAGATTCCTCAAGTGCAACAAGACAAGAGCAAGGGGCCGGGGTTATGCAGCAGTGTTAAGAAGTTGTATGTTAAGGAACCGAAGCTTGAAGTCTTGGATGGTTTGTCTATCCTTACTCACAGAATCTCCGTTCTAAACGGTTTCTTAAACAACGTAGATGATGAAGGCTATGTCCAAGCACAAGTGCAAGGACTCACCAACACGCTACGCTTCAAGCATAAGGTGGTTGTCAACCTTCCAGGTGTTGATAAGCCTTATGGCAGTGATATCAGGGGTTGTCTGGTTGCTCCTGAAGGTTATGAGTTATGTGGTAGTGATATGAGTAGCTTGGAAGATAGAACCAAGCAGCATTACATGTGGCCATATGACCCAGACTATGTTAGGGAAATGCAGACACCAGACTTTGATCCTCACCTTGACTTGGCACAGTTTGCTGGAGAACTAACACCTCTTCAAGTGGCTATGCATAAAGCTAAAGAAGAAGATCATGGTGGTGTACGTAAGACCTACAAGGGAGTGAACTATGCATGTGTTTATGGGGCAGGAGCAGCTACTGTAGCTCGCACTGCTGGTGTGTCACTGGCGAGAGGAGAGAAGCTTGTAGAGGCATATTGGAAACGTAACTGGTCTGTTAAAAAGATTGCTGAGGACCAAGTGGTAAAGACCTGTATGGGCACTAAGTGGCTGTACAATCCTGTTAGTAGATTGTGGTATAGTCTACGTTATGACAAGGATAGGTTCTCTACGCTTAATCAAGGAACAGGCGTATGGTGTTTTGATACTTGGATAAGTCAGTGCAGAAAGAATTGTGGCCCAATCCTACTCGTGGCACAGATGCACGATGAGGGTATTTGGGTTATTCCTAAAGGTATTAGAGATAGGGTGGAGAGGCATTTGAGAGATGCTATAAAGAAAACCAATAAGATATTGGGGCTAAATAGGGAACTAGGGATATCAGTTGACTTCGGTGATAACTATGCCCAAATTCATTGACAAGGATATTGTAGATTGCTATCTACATAAAGATGGGGTAGCACTCACTACTGAAGATAGATATAAGCCATGTGGTACAGTAGAAGTAACTACCATCCTAACTAAACAAGAACTGCAACAACTGATTAAGTACATTGAAGATGGGGAAGACGAATGAAAATTCAAGAGAAAATTTGGGTGGTATTGGATGGTAATGGCAGCCCTATTGCAGCTAAACCCACTCGTGATAAAGCACGTAAGATGAAGAAGACCTTTGAGTGTCTTGGTGGCCTAGTTGAAGCTGTTTATAACACACAAGGTCCTTTCAGCATTGTACAATACAAGCGTTGGAAGAAGGCTAGCTAATGGAAGAAATGATTACAATACCTAAGTCGGAATATGACGACTTAGTAGAGAGTCAACGATGGCTAAATGCACTAGAGAATGCTGGTGTAGATAATTGGAGCGGAATATCTTTCGCTTATGAATTGCTTGAAGAGGAGAATGACTAATGGCTTTGAATGCTAAGAATGTACCGTCCAGTGGTGGTAAGAAAGGTCCTGAACAAGAACCTATGGACCCAGGTACATATCCTGCTCGTGTTGTGCAGGTGATTGACCTTGGTGTACAACCTCAACGTCCTTACAAAGGAGAAGAGAAAGCACCATGTCATGAGATTATGATGACATATGAATTCCTTGATGAGTTCTGTCTTGATGAAGATGGTGAGGAGATGGAGGATAAGCCACGTTGGCTGTCTGAAACCTTCCCCTTCCGTAACCTAGAGGCTGATCTTGCTACCAGCACTAAGCGTTACAAGGCTCTTGATCCTGACATGCATTATGATGGTGACTTCACTGAGCTGGTCCACACACCATGTATGGTGACTGTTGTACAGAATGCTGGTAAGGGTAAGAATGCTGGTAAGGTGTACACTAACATTGCTAGTGTTAGCACTATGCGAGCTAAGGAAGCTCGTAATGCAGCAGACCTAGTGAATGAACCTAAGGTGTTTGTTCTGGATGAGCCAGACCTCACCATCTTCAAGTCTCTGCCTCAGTGGTTGCAAGATAAGATCAAAGGCAACCTTGAGTATAAGGGAAGTGCCCTTGAGGAGGCTCTGGAAGGCGCTGAGGACGACGATCAGGAAGGGGATAAGCCTGCCCCTAAGCCTAAGCCTAGGAAGTCTGTGAAGAAGCCTGTAGAAGCTCCTGAGCCTGATGAGGAAGATGAGGAGGAGGAAGATGAGGCTGATGGTGAAGGTGAGCCGTGGTAATCTACATCTACCCCAACGGTAGCTGGCAATTCTCATGGGAGGGGGTGTTCCCTCTCCCCTCTGGGACTAAGATTATTGATGTAGACCGTTGGGATGAATACGATCTTACGGACAAAGAATTAAACTCATGTATAGAGGCAGTGGATTATGCAGAAAGTCGTAGAGGTAGGTAATTTTTGTGAGGTGTTGGATAGTAGCTTTGCTGTTTATGGTGTTCTTAAAGGTGACATCGTATATCTAGCAGGTGATACAGTGGTTAGTGTTAAGGCTGAAGACCCTTACATGCTTCGACGTGTGTTCCTTGCCACCTACCTGATTGATGGTCATATTGACACTAAACGTCAGCCATTCATTATTGATGGTAAACGTCTTAAGCCAGTTAGTAAGGGAAAGCAAGAGAAGCTTGATGCTCTTCGTCAAGAAGACTTTAAGAATCTTGAAGAATGAAACCCTTGATCGACGAGGTTTGGGGAGATATCCCAGGCTATGTTGGGATGTACCAAGCGTCAACTAGTGGTAGAGTTAGGTCTTGCTCTAGATATGTTTTTAGGCGTGGTAGGTGCGGGGAGTTACATGCCCTATACAGGCCAGCTAAGCTTCTGACGCCAAAGAAGCGTGGTGAGTACCTAGCCGTAAAACTCTGGAGACCTGATGGTGGCGTGTTTTATTCAGTGCACAGGATTGTAGCGGAGACATTTTTGGGTGTGCTTGGAGATGAGGTAAACCACAAAGATGAAGATAAGTACAACAACAGTCTAGAAAATCTAGAGTGGTGTGACAAGAGCTACAATCAAAGGTATTCTAAAGGTCCAACACTAATAGCCACTAGATATGAACAGCAAGTTATAGTCAAAGGAGTTAGAGAGATGGCTAAGGAGTTAGGTGTTGGCAGGTCCTCTATCCAAAGAATGCTTAGCGGTAAATGCAAATCTGTAAAAGGTTGGGAGGTGTACTATCAAATCATTAATTGACTCAGATGTCCTCCGCTATGAAATAGGATTCTCTGCTGAAAGAATTGACCCTAACACTGGAGAGAAGGTCATTGAAGACTTCTCTAAGGTGGCAGAGAGATTTGATGAGAAGGTTAAGGAAATCTGTGCTGAATGTTGGGCTAATGAGGAGCCTATTCTATTCCTTACATACGATAGACGTATGTGGAAGAAGCAATGTAAGCAGCTTAAGAAGGAAGGTAAGGACGCTATCTTGTATGTCTGTAACTTCCGGGATGAAGTGGCTACAAAGAAAGTGTATAAGGGCACACGTAAACAGGAGAAACCATTCCACTATGACAACCTCACTGCATACATTCTTGCCAACTATGACACTCAAGTTGCTGTTGGGATGGAAGCAGATGACCTCATGTCTATCTATCAATATGCTAGATACAAAGAAGGGCAGCTTGACACTATCATCTGCTCACGAGATAAGGACCTTCGCATTACACCGGGTATGCATTACGGATGGGCGTGCGGAAAGCAAGAAGCCTTTGGTCCTGCTCGTGTAGACCCACTAGGTGAACTTACTTTGTCCCCTTCTGGTAAGTTACGAGGTACAGGATTAATGTTCTTCTACTCTCAGCTCATCACTGGGGATACAGTGGATAACATTCCTGGTCTACCTCGTGGTGGTCCTGCTCTAGCATTCAAATCTCTAGCTCATCTAACAAGTGAAGAGGAGCTTCACAATACTGTAGCTAAACTATATGAGATTAAGTTTGGTGATGATTGGCGTAGTGAAATGGAAGAACAAGCTAAGCTTCTCTGGATGGTAAGAGAGCTTGATGAGAATAATCAACCTGTGATGTTTACTATGTATGATGAAAGAGAGGAGGCTCTAGTTGGCTAGACCTTCAGGTGATAAGACCCGTTGTAATGGGCAATGGACAGAGGCTAGATTTCGTAGCTTCATTAAAGGGAATTTGAGACAGGCTACACGTAAGTGGCAGCCTATTCAGCAATGCAAGAAAGATGCTCATGTATCTCGTGGTGTGTATGAGTGTGCTATTTGTAAGCAACATGTACCAGCTACGGTTATTGATCCAATCAAACGTAAACGAATCAGCAATATCGCTGTAGATCATATCAAACCTATCGTCGATCCTGAGATTGGTTTCACCAATTGGGACGATGTTATCGAAGGTATGTTTGCTGAATTGGACAACCTACAACTAGTGTGCCGTGCTTGCCACGAAATCAAATGTGCAGAAGAAACTGCTATTGCAAAAGCTCGTAGAGCTAAGGATAAAGAATAATGAAAAACTCTTATAAAGGCAACCCACTGTTCAATGACATCACTGATGTACGTCTTCGTACATGGAATCGTTGTGCTATCATCTTTAACCTATTAGCAGATCGTGGAGAAGATGCTGCTAAAGCATATGCCTCTCAGCTTGGTGATGAAGGTAAGAAGCAAGTCTATAGTATGTTTGATTGCATTAAGAAATATGGATATGAAGCTGTACGTAAGCAAGTGAAAGCACAGGAGACTGTACATTAATGGTTGATCTTAATGAGGCTGCTAAAGCTCTCTCTACTCAAGTTGGGGGAGGGCACTACAAAGCCCTCTCTATTCAGCCTGTAGAGTTCTGTCATGCCAACAACATTCCTTTTCTAGAAGGTAGTGTTATTAAGTATGTTGTCCGTCATAGAAGTAAGAATGGAAAACAAGATTTAGAAAAGGCTAGGCATTTTATTGATTTGCTTATTGAGTTGGAGTATGGTAGTGACTGACATTGCAATTGAATATTTGGATCATATGGGTGACGACTTAAGAGTTTGTAACGTTGCCCGCGTCTCCTTTAATAAATGGAAAGAGGAGTTTGATAAACAAGATGCTCGTCTTATTGATTACCTTGCTAGTCATGAACATACTAGTCCTTTCAGGCATACTGCACTATCCATTCGTTGTAAAGCTCCTGTGTTCCTCGCTAGGCAACTCGGCAAACATCAAGCTGGGCTTTCTTGGAATGAAGTGTCTCGTCGCTACGTCGATGTTGGCATTGAATTCTTTGTTCCTGATAATTGGAGGAGTCGCCCTGTTGATGGATTGAAGCAGGGAAGTGGTGATGTACACGAGAACAGTCGGAAGATTAGTCAGGAGTATGGGTGGTTCTGCAAGAACATACTAGACTACTATGATGAATTAATTAAAGCTGGTGTAGCTCCTGAAATGGCACGTATGGTATTGCCACAATCAATGATGGTAGATTGGATTTGGACTGGCAATCTATTCTCATTCTTCCATGTGTATAGACTTAGAGCTGGACATGGAGCACAATTAGAAGCTGTAGACTTTGCTAACAAACTGGAGCAGATTGTAGAACCACTGTTCCCTAGGTCTTGGAGGGCCCTTAAGAATGGATGATGAGGAGTACTGGTTTAACTTACCAGAGCTAGGAGACTCTTATCAAGTTTCAAATTATGGTAGAGTACGGGCAGTGGCTAGATCAGTGAAACACTCTGATGGTAAAGTGACAAACCACAAAGAAAGGGTATTAAAGCAAGGGATCAATAAGAAAGGGTATGCCGTAGTTTGGCCTAGTTTCAATGGAAAGAAGAAGAGTCTAGTGGTGCATAGATTGGTTGCTAAAGCTTGTGTACCAAACATATTAAATCTTCCTGAAGTAAATCATATTGATGAGGTGAAGACTAATAACTGCTGGCACAATTTAGAGTGGTGTGATACACAGTATAATGTAGACTACTCACAGTCGGGAGAGGCGACTTTCATTAGTCCTGCTGGTGAGGTAATCTACGTTAGAAACTTATCTAAGTTCTCTAGAGATAATGGACTTAGTAATGGTAAGTTGTCCTGCCTAGTAAAAGGCACTAGGAAGTCCCATAAGGGATGGAGGTTGTATGAAGCTCCAAGAGACTGAGAAACACCGGGCTTATGACATGGCTCTTCGTGACAAGAAGAATATGCCAGTAATTGCATACGGATCGGCTGGAACATCAAAGACATACCGAGCTGTAGGACGTGCTATTGAGTGGTTAGAAGAGAGTCGTAAGAACAAAGTAATTCTCTGTCGTCCGAATGTATCTTTTGCAGATACTAATGGGTTTCTTCCTGGAGATGAGCGTGAAAAGTTAGCTCCTTGGATAAGACCACTACAGCATTGTTTCAATGAGCAAGGTGTAGGTATCCGATTCCAAGAAGACTTGGAAAAGAATAAGCGTCTAAACTATCATATGCTTGAGCATATCCAAGGAATGACTTGGGACAATAGCCTAATTATTGTTGATGAAGTTCAGAACACCACATTTGAACAACTTAAAGTGTTGGTAACACGACTAGGCTCTTATAGCAAATTAGTATTGTGCGGTGATGTAGCACAAACCTCACCTAAGTTTCAAGGGAGTGGACTCCAACAGTTCATTGATATGGTATACACTTTGGACCTTCCAGTCCATACTATCCACTTTACTATGGAGGACGTTCTGCGGTCTGAGCAATGTAAGATGTTCATTGGGGCATTTGAAGAGTGGGAACAGAGGGTTAGGAAATGATTAGTGCAGTTAATGCAATGCTAGAATGTCTTATGACTGCTGTGTTTGTCTGCTTCATTCTATATTGGCTAGCTCGTCTAGGCATGATGCCTATGATTATTATTGATGAGCAGAAGGCTAAGGAATTTGAAGAGGGTGAACAAGAGTAGGTCCTGTATAACAGGGTGCTAAAGGCTGGCATTTTTGCTAGAAAATAATTTGACGGGAGATACAATTGAATAACGCTGGTAAAGAAATGCTTGCTCAATCTAAGTTTTACATGGGGTATAGCCGCTGGATTGAAGAGCTAGGACGGTATGAGACATGGGAAGAATCTGTNAGTCNTGAAGAGTGGGAACAGAGGGTTAGGAAATGATTAGTGCAGTTAATGCAATGTTAGAATGTCT